ATAGGTGCCTTTGGATGCGATAGTTATGATATTAGTGGTACTGTAGATGGCAAAGGTTCTAATGGAGCGTTACACGGACTTACGAAGTTTTCAATGGAAGACGCGCCTCCAAACCAATTTTTTTTAGAGTATATATCAAGGCCACAGACTGCTGAGATATTTTTTGAAGATGTACTTATGGCGTGCGTATTTTATGGAATGCCTATACTTGCGGAAAACAACAAACCTAGATTGTTGTATTATTTTAAAAGAAGAGGTTATAGAGGTTTTTCAATGAATCGTCCTGATAAGATTTGGAACAAACTCTCTACAACTGAAAAAGAGATTGGTGGAATACCAAACTCAAGTGAAGACATTAAACAAGCACATGCAGCCGCAGTTGAGTCTTACATAGAGGAATATGTAGGAGCATTACAAGAAGGATTTGGAAATATGTATTTTCAAAAAACTTTAGAAGATTGGGGAAGATTTAATATTAATAATAGAACTAAACACGATGCTACTATAAGCTCAGGTTTAGCTATTATGGCTTGTAATAAAAATAGATATAGACCAAATCCTGAAAAAAAATATCAACCTATAAGTTTAGGTATTAAAAGATATGACAACCAGGGAATAATTTCAAAAATAATAAAATAGATAAATGCAAATTTCTTATAATCAAAATAGTTCTTTTCCAGATCAAGTCGTGCCCGATGCAGAAAAAGCCACTAGTGAATATGGCTTAGCTGTTGGTAGAGCAATAGAAGGTGAGTGGTTTAGAAATTACAGATATGGAACAAGTTCCCCTGGTTACGCTATTAATTACAATAATTATAATCTTTTAAGACTTTATGCTAGAGGTGAACAACCAGTTCAAAAATATAAAGATGAATTAGCTATAAATGGAGATTTATCTTACTTAAATTTAGATTGGAAACCAGTTCCAGTAATTTCAAAGTTTGTAGATATTGTTGTTAACGGTATCTCTCAAAGAAGTTATGATATAAACGCCTACGCTCAAGATCCTGTTTGTTCTAAAATTAGAACAGATTATGCTAACAACCTTATGATTGATATAAATTCAAAAGGTTACTTAGAAGAAGCTCAAAAGCTTTTAGGAATTAATGGTTTCTCAGGAGATCCTAATACTTCTCCTAGAGACAAGGAAGAGCTGGAAGTTCACTTACAAATGGATTTTAAACAAAGTGTTGAAGTAGCTGAAGAAGAAGTTATTAATCAAGTTTTAGATAAAAATAAATTTGAGTTAACAAGGCAGCGAATAAATTATGATTTAGCTGTATTAGGAATTGGAGCTGTAAAAACTAATTGGAACACGGCAGAGGGAGTGGTTATTGATTATGTAGATCCCTCCAGTTTAGTCTACTCATATACAGAAGACCCTAATTTTGAAGATTTATACTATGTAGGTGAAGTTAAGTCTATTTATTTATCAGATATTAAAAAACAATTTCCTTGGCTGACAGATCAAGAGTTAGAAACAATACAAAAGTATCCAGGTAATTCTGAATATTTAAGAAATTGGAGTGGTAGACAAGATGATCAAACTGTACAAGTTTTATATTTTGAATACAAGACATATTCTGATCAAGTTTATAAAATAAAATATACAGATCAAGGTTTAGAAAAAGCACTTGAAAAACCAGATACTTTTATGCCGCCAGAAAATGATGGATTTGAAAGAGTTGGTAGAACTATTGAAACACTTTATTCAGGAGCTAAAATACTAGGACACCCAATGATGTTAGAATGGGGAATGAGTGAAAATATGACAAGGCCAATTGCTGATACTACTAGAGTTAATTTTAATTATGCTATTTGTGCACCTAGAATGTACAAAGGCAGAATAGAAAGCTTAGTTAGTAGAATAACAGGTTTTGCTGATATGATACAATTAACGCATTTAAAAATACAACAGGTATTATCTAGAGTAGTTCCTGATGGTATATATTTAGATATGGATGGTTTAGCTGAGGTTGATCTTGGCAATGGCACTAATTACAATCCAGCTGAGGCTTTAAATATGTATTTTCAAACTGGTTCTATAGTTGGTAGATCATTAACTCAAGATGGTGATTTAAACAGAGGTAAAGTTCCTATACAAGAACTAAAAACTGGATCAGGAGGGGCTAAAATACAAAGTCTTATACAAACTTATCAATACTACTTGCAGCTTATTAGAGACGTAACAGGACTTAATGAAGCGAGAGACGGAAGTAATCCAGATAAAAACTCTTTAGTAGGTTTGCAGAAACTAGCTGCAGCAAACAGTAATACAGCAACTAGACATATATTGCAATCAAGTTTATATTTAACACTTAGAGCTTGTGAAAACGTTTCATTAAGAGTAGCTGATTCTTTACAGTTTCCACTAACAAGACAAGCTTTAGAAAATAGCATATCAGCTTTTAATACTGCTACGCTAAGTGAATTGATAGACTTAAATACTCATGATTTTGGAATATTTATAAGTTTAGAACCTGACGAAGAAGAAAAAGCTCAATTAGAACAAAATATTCAAATAGCTTTAAAAGCAGGTCAAATATACTTAGAAGATGCTATAGATATTAGAGAAGTTAAAAACTTAAAGCTAGCAAATCAATTGCTTAAGTTTAGAAGAAAAAAGAAGCAAGAGCATGATGAAAAAGTTAAATTACAAAATATTCAAGCTCAAGCAGAAGCTAATGCTAAAGCAGCTGAAAAAGTAGCATTGGCAGAAATGCAAAAACAAGAAGCTTTAGCACAAACAACAGTGCAAATAGAGCAAGCTAAGTCTCAGTTAGATTTACAAAAACTACAAATGCAGGCAGAGATTAAAAAGCAAGAAATGGAATTACAGTACACTTATGATATGCAATTAGCTACTATAAGGGTACAACAAGAAAAAGCTAGAGAAGAGTTTATTGAAGATAGAAAAGATAGAAGAACAAGATTACAAGGAACTCAACAAAGCGAAATGATAAGTCAAAGAAAAAATGACTTACCACCTAAAAACTTTGAACAAGAAGAAATAGGCATACAAGATTTTATGCCTCAGTAACAATTAATAACTATTATATTATATTATGTCAAAAGAAAAAAAAGAAGAACCTATAGTAGACTCTACTAAAGAAGGTTTAAAAATAAAGAAAAAACCTAGTTTAAGAAATAAACCTCAACAAACTACTAAATTAGATTTAACTAAAACAAAAGAAGATGCCGTTCAAGAGCAAGAGTCAGAGAAACCTGTGTTACAGGTTGATGAAAAAGAAGAAAAACAAGAGTTGGGATTGCAAGAAGTGGGATCAGCACACGAAGAAAAAGTCGTTACCAAAGAAGTTAAAGAAGAGGTAGTTTCCCCTATAGTTGAAGTAGTAGATGAAAAAGAAGTAAAAGAAACTACTCAAGAATTAAAAGAAGCCGTTAGAGATGAAAAAGTAATGGGAAAACCTTTACCAGAAAACATCGAAAAACTAATCTCATTCATGGAGGAAACAGGTGGTACTGTTGAAGATTATGTTTCTTTAAATAAAGACTATTCCAAATATGATGAAAAATCATTATTAAGTGAATATTATAAAAAGACTAAACCACATTTAAATTCAGAAGAAATTAACTTTTTAATGGAAGATAATTTTTCTTATGATGAAGAAGTGGATGAAGAGAGAACTGTTAAAAAAAGACAGTTAGCTCTTAAAGAAGAAATTGCAGAAGCCAAAAAGTTTTTAGAAAGCTCTAAAGTTAAGTATTACGACGAGATCAAGTTGAGACCGGGTATTACTCAAGAGCAACAAAAAGCAATGGACTTTTTCAATAGATACAACAAAGAACAACAAATAGCTGAGCAACGTAGAAAATCGTTTAGAGATGAAACAACTAAAACATTCGCTAATGAATTTGAAGGTTTTGAATTTAAAGTTGGTGAAAAAAAATTTAGGTACAACGTTTCTAATCCGTCTGCAGTTGCTGAGAGACAGTCAGACTTAAACACATTTGTTAAGAAGTTCTTAAACAAAGAAGGGCAAGTTATTGATACTGTTGGTTATCACAAAGCTATTTACGCTGCTGATAATGCTGATACTATTGCTAATCATTTTTACGAGCAAGGTAAAGCCGATGCTGTAAAAGACATGATGGCTAAATCTAAAAATATAACTAATGAACCTAGGCCACAAGCCACAGGTGATGTTTTTATTAATGGGTTAAGGGTTAAAGCTATTAATGGCGTTGATACTTCTAGGTTGAAAATTAAAAGTAAAAAATAACAATAACTAAAACAAAAACTAAAAATTATGAGTTTTGTAACTGGCGGGAGTTTTCCCGCGTCTTTAGTTCCTTCACAAAAAAGAATGACATTAAGAGAAAATTTTCTTTCTTTTGATGACGCTACAGGTGGGAACTTTGCACAACAATATCTGCCTGAGCTTTACGAAGCTGAAGTAGAGAGATATGGAAACCGAACTATTGGTGGTTTCTTAAGAATGGTAGGCGCTGAAATGCCTATGACATCTGATCAAGTAATTTGGTCTGAACAAAATAGATTACACGTTGCTTATAAAGCTGCTGTTGCTGCTGATACTGGTGCTGGTAATGCTAATGCTACTTTAACTATTGATTTAGCTGGAACAAGTACTACTGAAGCTGCTATAAGAGTTGGTCAAACAGTTCTTTTTACAGATAACGCAACTGGATTGGTTTCTGGTAAAGGTTTAGTACAAGCTTTAGGTGACGCTGCTGTAGGTGGTGTTAATTACACAAAGAATGTACTTAATATTGCTGTTTACGGTCAAGTTGGAGCTACTCCAATGACTGCTTTAGGATTAAATGGTGCTTCTGTAAACCTATTTGTTTATGGTTCTGATTTTGGAAAAGGTACTGTAGGTATGGAAGGTTCAATTGAGCCATCTTTTACTCAATATCAAAATTCTCCAATTATCATTAAAGATAACTTTAAAATTAACGGATCTGACGCTGCTCAGATTGGTTGGGTTGAAGTTGCTACTGAAGAAGGAGTTTCTGGATATTTATGGTATTTAAAATCTGAATCTGAAACAAGATTAAGATTTGAAGATTACCTAGAAATGGCAATGGTTGAAGGTGAGTTTATGAACTCAGCAAACATTACTGATTCTGGTATTCCTTTTGATTTTGGTGGAACTGCTGCTAACACTACTCAAGATGTTAAAGGTACTGAAGGTTTATTCGCTGCTATTGAAGCAAGAGGTAATGTATACTCTGGTTTCGCTGGTGCTGCTGCTCCTGGTTCTGGTGCTTTAGCTGATTTTGATGAAATCCTTAAAAACTTAGATAAGCAAGGTGCTATTGAAGAAAATATGTTATTCTTATCTAGAGCTACTGCTCTTGATTTTGATGATATGATTGCTGCAATGAATGGATCTTACGCTTCAACACAAGCTGCTTCTTACGGCTTATTTGAAAATGATGGCGATATGGCTCTTAACTTTGGATTCTCAGGTTTTAGAAGAGGTTCTTATGACTTCTATAAAACTGACTGGAAATATCTTAACGATGCTTCTACTAGAGGATTATCTAAAGAAATCGACGGTGTAATGGTTCCTGCTGGAACAACTACAGTGTATGATCAAATGTTAGGATCTAACATCAGACGTCCTTTCTTACACGTAAGATATAGAGCTTCTGAAACTGAAGATAGAAGAATGAAATCTTGGATTACTGGTTCTGTTGGTGGTGCTTATACTGACACTTTAGATGCGATGACTGTAAGTTTCTTATCTGAAAGATGTTTAGTAACACAAGCTGCAAACAATTTTGTATTGTTTAAAGGAGCTTAATATTTTTATAACGTGAAGAGCGCAAGCTCTTCACTTTATTAATCTTTTAAATAATAAAAATTATGCCAAATATGATTAAATTCCCGCTGAAAGACTCGGGTTCAAGTGCTCTTGCACCAAGGTATACTTGTGTTAATGTAGAAGATGTATTAACTGTAGAAAAATCTGGATCAAATGCAGAAACGTTCCACATATGGTATAACACACCAGGAGCTGATGCTAACGATGTTCTTAGACTATCTATAGATTATGCAAGGACTGCTGCTGCTACAATTATAACTGATCAAGATGTAGAAAACTTGAAAAACATGATTCTAAGTGCTAATCAAAAACCGGCTTCATTGCCTACTTTTGAATTGATTGGTGCTGCTGGTAAAAGTGCTAGCGATATTCTTGAATACCAGGTAAATGGGGTTAATTTAAAATCCGAAAACTTACCGTCATAAATTTATAAATTATGAGTAATTACATAAAAATACCGTTGGCAAGTAATCCTGGTAGAAGCTTTATTGCACAAGCTTTAGCTGGAACAGCTACAGGTGGTGGTACAGTTGCAGGTTCTGGAGCTAGTGCTGCTCAAGCTGTTGTGGGTGGATCAGGTTCTGGAGCTACAGCTACGGTGACTAAAGGTGGTGATGCAACAATTGCAACTGCTACTATCACAATAGTTGGTATTGGTGAAGGATATAAAGTAGGAGATGTTGTAACTATTGCTATTTTATCAAGTGGTGGTGCTACAACATGGGATGCTGAAATATCTTACACTATAGTAGCTGCTGACCTAGTTGCTTCTACTGGATCTGCTACTAATGAGTATGCAATGGTACCAGTTGACAATGTGGCTTGTGTCCACGAAGACAGTGCAACTTCAGTTGTTATACAATTGAAAGAAATTGTTGCTGGTGGTAGTGGAACTGGAGATGGTCCTGTTATGCAATATCAAGTAACAATGGATGATGTACCAGCCATATCAAAAGAACAATTATGGGCCGATGTTTCAGCTGCTGTAGCGAAAGCTTCAAGCGCTGAAAATTCACAGCCAGAAGTTAAATTTACAAATGATGCTGAATGCTTATCTGTAGTTTTATCTTAAACTAAAACATAAGGTCCTGCTTCGGCAGGATCTTTTTTAATTATTATATTATATTATATTATGGAAAAAACAAAAAAAGCTCCTGCTCCCAAGCAAGAGGTTAAAAAAGACACTTGGGAATATAAAGATAGAAATTATTATTTATTAAACTCTGAACCTTTAACTTACACTTTACCAAGTAAGCATTCTGCAAGGTATCCATTAGTTTGGTTTGACCCAGAATTAGGTTACGAAAGAGAATTAAGATATGCTTCTAATCATAAATCTATTTTTGTTGATGAACAAAAAGGATCTGTAACATTAAAACATATTGTTTTTGAAAAAGGACACTTAAATGTTCCTAAAGAAAAAAGAAACTTACAAGAGTTTTTAGCAAAACATCCTCATTTAAACCTTGTGTTTAAAGAGTATGACCATGTTGTGGAAGCAGAAGATCAATTTGATTATTTAGAATTAGAAATAGCCGCAATGAACATGGCTTATGAAATGGACATAGATAAAGCTGAGGCAATATTAAGAGTTGAAAAAGGCTCTTCTGTAAGTTCATTAAGTTCTAAAGAGTTAAAAAGAGATTTACTTCTTTTTGCAAAACAAAATCCATCTTTGTTTATTAATTTAGCTGAAGATGAAAATGTAGAATTAAGGAATTTTGCTATAAAAGCTGTTGAAGCTAAAATAGTAACATTAGACGCTGATCAAAAAACGTTTAAATGGGCTAGTAATGGTAGAAAGCTAATGACTGTACCATTTGATGAAAACCCATACTCAGCGATGGCTAGCTGGTTTAAAACAGATGAAGGACTTGAAGTCTATAAGTCTATAGATAAAAAGCTAAAATAACAAGTGATTATAAATAAGGGTGGTTTTATCGCCACCCTTTTTTTTTAAAAATATTAAAATGGCAATAAACGTAAATACGGTATATACCACGGTTTTAAGTATACTTAATAAAGAACAAAGAGGTTACTTAACTCCTGATGAGTTTAATAAAATAGCTACTCAAGTTCAATTAGAGATATTTGAAAAGTTTTTTGAAGATTACAATCAGTATATACGTATGCCAAAAACAGACGTAGAGTTTGCGTCTAGAATGGATCATATTCTTGAAGAATTTCAAGTATTTGAAAAAACAGAAAATGCTTCTGCTCATGCGAGTAATGTATATACTCAACCTACAGACCTACACAGATTTGGTTCTGCTTCTTGGAACAAAGGTAAAAACTCACCTTTAATAGAGATACTAAGTAATAGAGACTACAATCAATTAAAGCTATCTCCTCTTACACAACCTACAAATGACTTTCCTGTTGCTAAATACCAGCAAGATAAATTAACTGTATTTCCAAGTCCAACAGTTTTTAATAATAAAGATGTTAGCTTTAATTATATTAGAAAACCTAAAGACGTTAGATGGGGTTATATTATAGGATCATTAGGTCAATATGTTTATGACTCTACCTTACCTTATGGTTTAATTGCAAGTAAAGACATTGCGTCAAGTATTACTCAAAATATAATTGGCGGTACTGGTGTAGGTAGTCCTTACTCAGTTACTGTTGGTACTACAGCTGGTGTTACTACAAGTGGTGATGGTACAGGTGTAACATTAAGTATCGTTGTTGGTGGTGGTTCTGTTACTAATGTTAATGTAGACGCTACGACGCTAGGGAGTGGTTTTAAAGCAGGTGATACCATAACTATACCTAATTCTATTATACCTGCTGCTTCACAACAATCTTTAGTAATAACGCTTCAACAAGCTGATTTATTTACAGCAACAACTCAACACTCTGTAGATTTTGAGATCAGTGATAGTCAGCAGACAGAGGCTGTATTAGAAATATTAAAATATTCTGGTATAGTAATAAGAGATCCACAAATAATTCAAGCAGCATCACAAGAGCTAGCTCAAGAAGAAGTAAATTCAAAAAGATAATAAAACATGGGATTAATAACAGAAACTAATGCTCAATACTACGCTGGTCAGCAAGTTTTTACAAATGTAACTGGAACTACGTTTACTTGGACTGGAGATACCGACTTAGTTATAACAAATGCTAGCGCCAATACAAATTTTAGTGTTTTAAAAAATAATACTAAATTAAACTATGGTGTTGGAGCGGCAGAATACACAGCTTCTGATAACGTTATAACATTAGGTACAGCTTTAATTGCTTCTGACACTTTAGTTGTACAATTAAATATTACTAGTATATGGGATAACTATGGTAGCTATGCTTATACTAGCTTAAAAGACATCGTTAACAATTTTATGGTTGCTTACGTAGGTATGGATAAATTAATACCAAGAGCTAAAAGATCTGATGTTATATTTCACGCGAAAAGAGCTC